GGAGGTGCAAAAAAACCACCTTCTTGTGATGAGAAAAATCCACCAGGATTTGTAAATGGGTTAGTAAATTGACTTGCCATAATTATCTCCTATAAAAATCCTAATCCGCCTAATAATGCACCACCTGCAGCACCGTAAGGCCCTAAAGCAGAACCTGCTACAGCACCACCAAAGGCACCACTAACACCACCAGATTGTTGCCCTGGCCCAGTGTTTATACCAGTAGGGAAACCACTTGCTATTGGACTAATGAGTCCAGCATATTGTTGTAATTGTTGCATAGGTGCTTGTTGACCAAATTGAAATCTTTGTATTTGATCTTGTAATTGTCTTTGTGCTAAGTTTTCATACGCAGAACCAACACTACCTAATTGACCAATAGCTTGTTGTCTACGCATGTCCATAGCACTTTGAATACCTGGTAATTGTCCTGCAGCTTGTAACGATCTACCAAAAGCAGATTCTAAACCTGATTGTTCTCGACCACGTTCTTGTGCAGCTAACTGTGCAGCAATAGGTGCATAACCTTGGGTAACTCCTCTTGCTACAGCTTGTTGTGCCATAGGTGAGGTACCTGTTCTACCCATACCACCAAATTGTGATTGTACATCACCTAAGACGTCAGAGGTAATGTTTGAACGAATACCTGATAAATAATCAGCTTGTGGGGTTAAACCTGCATAAGATGAAATAGGCATACTAGCAAACTGTCCAAAAGTCTGTGCAGCTTGTGCTTGTAGGGGTGAGTTTTGTGCTTGTTCTAAGGCTGCAGCTTGCTGTAAATTAAGTGCTTCTTGTGTTTGGTTAGCAAACGGTACTACAGTGCTACCAGGAAAAAATGATCTACCTACACCACTTCGGTATATATTTGATGCTTCGCCTAAGATATCCTGTAAAAAGGGTTCTGCAGGTGCGTAAGGCTCTGTTCTTTGAACTGTTGTTTGATTTCCACCACCACTTGACATACTTATTTCTCCAATTTCTTTTCTAGTAAATAATGAGTTGTTTTAAACCCTTTTTGTTTTAATATTTTTGACCAACCTGGTCTGGCATAAGTTTCAAAGTGCGTACACTTATTACTTTTAGCCCATTTTTCAATGTCGTGCAATCCATCTTGCCAATCTTTTCTATTCTTACCTGTACAGATAAAAATGTTAGCTACCTTGCTATTTGGCCGTAAAATAATTCTAGTCACTACCACTGCTTTTAATTTTTGTTTTGCTGTTTCATCCCAACCTAGCCATAATTGACAATTACCATCTACGCACTCAGCATAAACGTCTGAGGTATTGTAATGGTGTCCTGAATAAGCTAGTGCCTTAGTAATTGAATCATCAACTAAGTTCCAAACTGTTTCTATATTTTCTTGCGGTATCTGTACTATGCCAATCATGTAACTTCTAAATAACTTGTGATAACGTGTAGTCTATTGGCTGTAGTAGCCGTTGCTTTTAATATATCAGATTCACTTAATACTAGTGTAGAATTGTGTCCACCCATACCTTGTATAGTAGCTTTGGCTCCAACAAATGCATCTTTTAAAAACTGAAACGTATCACTACCATTTACTATAGTGAGTGAAATACTGTCATCATTGTTACTATCTTCGCATATTATGATAGATTTGACAATAACAGTAGTACCACTAGCAACAGTAATTAACGCTGTAGCATCGGTAGTAGTTAAATCTACTTTAGAATTTTTGTAGGTATGAGCCATTACTCAACACTTTCTTTAAAACCATTACTTAAATTTTTGTGAAATTCATCTAGTGCATTGTGTTCACAGTTAGCACATTTACAAGTTACACAGACACCACCATTACCACAATGACAACTATGTTCGCAATTCTTACATTGATCTATGCTAGAAACCATGATGTTACCTCTTGATTTTCATCGTTGTGATATCGTATTAATTGATTAGTAAGTTCCTCTACAATTAATTGAAACTCCTCACTTGAGTCAATGTTTTGATAGATGTATTGTAGATCTATCTTACTTGCCATCTCTAAGCTCTTTATTAAGTTTCTTCCTTACCATTTCAAAATGTGGTTCCCAATCATTATCACTACCTGTTTCAAAATCACCAAATTCAATGTTATTAATCCACATTCTATGATCTGAAGTTTTTAAAGTATAGACTGGTTCTACTTTATCAGTAAGTACACCATGTTTACTATCTTCTACTGCCACAAATTCGTTATCTTCTATAACCCAGTGTGATCCAGATACTAAAACATCTTTGTAATTATAAATAGTTTGTGGTAAACCTTGCATTGTCATTTCAACAATACCACCTTTAGTATTATCTCCTAACTCAACAGTACTTATTTCTTTTTCAGTACCATCAGCCATTTGTAACATAGTGCCTTTGACAAAACAACTACCTTTTGAGCCACCTGCACCTGCACCACCTTCTTTATTTTGTTGTGCTTTTTGTCGTTCATTAAATGCAGACAAGTTTTTTGCTTTTTGCTTAGCTTCAAATTCTTTTGTTGCTTTTTTAGTTGCGTCAGTTATTTCTTTTTCTGTTTTAGCTGCTGCTTCTGCTGCTGCTTCTGTGGTTTCTTTAGTACCTTTACCTTTTAATCCTTCTTTACCAATATTTCCTAGTAAACCTGCTAAACCTGTAAGTTCTTGTGCAACTGGCCCAGTATAACCATAAGTTTGTGGGGTTGCTGTACCTTCTTCAGTAAACCCTCTATAAGCATTTACAGCATTATTATAATCTTCTGTGTTAGTAAACATAGCTCCAGGTGTCTGTGCTAATTTTACAGTTTCCCCTAATAAATTTTGTTGTACTGCAGGTGGCAATTCTTTAAATCTAGCTTCTTGCATACCAGGAATACTACCCATTATTGTACCTAATAAAGAAGCAGTTCCAAATGGAAAGTCGGCTTCTTCAACTTCACCAGTATTATTATTTACTCTATAACTTTTACCATTAAAAGTTTCGTATGAATATTTTTGATTATCTTGTTGATTAGGGCCGTTACCACCACGATCATTCATAGTTGTAGTAGATACGTTAGACGGTATATTGCCAGTTACAGGTACATTACCGTATTGGTTAAATGCACCTGGCGTGTATTGATTAAATGCTTCTGGTGTGTAATTAAAATTACCTGGATTATAAATATTGCCAAATCCACCACCACCAAAGTTAAAAGGCATTTGAAATTGATTACCAACAAATCTATTTTGTGGAACTACGTTACGTATTTGATTATTTAAAGATTGAGTTGATTGTTGTAATTGTTCTAAAAAAGAACTAGGCATTTGATTTTGCACAGGTTGTTGCATTGGTAACTGTAACATTTGATCTTGAATTGAATTTAAAGGTGGTGAAAATGGTTGAACACCAGGTCGTATAGGTCTGTTCATTCCTTGACTTGGGTCTGGTAAAGCTATTAAGCCTCCAGTCATAGCATCAGTTGGTTGAACAAATTGACCTCCTAAGTTTGTGTTTGTTACACTAGTCATTGGTGGTTGCGATTGATTTAAAATGTTAGGATTTTGTTCTATTAATTGTCCAAGTAATCCCATTGTATCTCCGAGTGCCATTATCTATATCCTTCTTTAATTGCTTCTACGTCAATACCTTGTGCATCTGACCAAGTGGTGCCTGCTGGTATTTGTAAGTTAAATTTAAAATATCTTGCTGATTTGTGAAACGGTATTGTTCCTGTAGCGTGCATACTAGAAGCACTAGAAGTTGCACTAGAGTCAGCAACTCTATTACGAAAACTTATCGTACCTGTAGCAGAACTAGTGTCAACTATAGGTCTAACGTGTGTAACTAGTGATCGATGCATAGGAAATATTTCTGTTTCATTCGTACCGATAGAAGCTGCTAACGCATCACCACCAAAAGAACCTAAAAAATGTGAAGTGTTAAATACACCTAGCGTTCTTAGTCCACCAATAAATGCTGCACTATCTAAAGATATAGTAATAGCATCTAAATCATTAGCACCTGATGATGGATAATCGTCTAAATCATCTAATGTAAATCCAGGTGATAAGTAATCAATTATTACTTCATGATCTAATTCTACTAATGACCATCGTTGACTTGCTATATGGTAAATAATAATTTTATCGTTTTGGATACCAGCGTTTGTTCCTGTAGCTGATGGATATGACCACATAACTAGTTTGTTTTCATGGTCATAAGAAGCTCTAACACGTTCTCTTAACTCAAACTTTAAATCATTATAAAAGAAACGATCTACTTTGTTTGCACCAATAGGTTGTGATTGCGTACCGTTAGTTACATAAAAACCATCTTCGGATAGATAGTACACTAGATTACCAACTTGTATTACGTTCTTACCTTGTACCGCACCTCTGTTTTCTTCTATACGTCTAAATGAGAATACAACATTACCACCACGATAATCCATACGAGTGATACGATCTTCTTGAAATATCAGTCCATACTGTCCACCAGTAATACCAGTAATAACGCCACCTTCTGGTAACACTTCAGAGTCAGATTGATTAACTCCTGCTGTCCAAGAAGTCGGATCATTAAAACTAGACCACTGTACTTTGTTCTGTGCAGCAGGTTGAAATCCTGTAACTAAAAAATTACCAATAACTGCAGCATGCCTAAATGCTGGTGGTGAGCCTGCTAATGCAGCAAAGTCAGTAGATGAATCTAATGTCCATGCTTGCGGTGCATCGTCACCATTAAAAGCAATAACTACTTCACCAAATCTAGCAAAATCCCAATAAGACTCAGCAGAGAAACTAAAAGTAGTACCACCACTTTCATCTACAAAAGCATTAGATGTTAGTTTGTATAACTTAGTAGCATCACCTGCAAAAATAGATACCACACCACTGTCAGATTTAAAAGCTCTTGCACCCTGACATCTTGCTGTTAAAGCATTACTTGAAGTAACTGCTATGTCATTAAATGGTCGGTAACTGTTTACCGCAGGAAAAACATTAGTAGCTTCGGTTGCACCAGGATTCATGTGGTCTGGTAAGTCTGGTAGCCATTCTGCAAAAGGTACTTGCATTATACGTTATCAAAATTGTTAATGTTGATACCTGTTCTTTGTACTAATGGCGTAGCATTATACTTGTCTTTTTCATCTGCCATTTCTACTTGTTGTAAGCCAGACTCATATTGTGCTTTAAATTGACCTACAGTTTGCGGATCCATACCACGAATAAAGGTACTAGCAAAATATAACGCACCATAAAGATAAACATCAGGGTGGTTAGTTAAAATGTGATTGGTAGCAACTGACGAACTTAACGAATCAAAGGCTTTGTAAAATACTAATGTAGCAGTATACGAAGCGTCAGGTGTTGGACTAAATCTAAAGTTAGAACCTTCTATAGAGTAAGCTCTTGGTTTACCAGTTTCACTAGACCCTTGTGTTTCTGCTTGATGAAACGGAGTCATAAATTGTAATGCAGTTTTAGGATTAGTTGGTATAACAAAACTTCTAGCTTGTAAAAAACCAGTTGGTAATGCTTCGGTCTCAGTATCTATAGTAAACGAACTAGAGTTTTCCATAGCACGCACTCTAAGTCTACGATTAAAGTCTGCTTCTGTTAAGGCAATAAAATCTACAATCTCTGTAGTTAAATCATCACGTGCTAAAAAGTTAGCAATAGCAGTTTGTAAGTTTGAATAGTTATCTAAAGCCATTACAGTCGTTTTTCTCCTACCCTAAAATTTTGAAATTCATTACTATTAACCATATTCTTTATTATCTCACGTTGCGTTTCTTTGTGCAGCTGATGCCAATTAGAATGACCAAAAAGTTGTTTAGTTTTTATTTGTAATGCAATTAAGGGTATTTGTGCAATACGTTGAAACTCACCTTTTTGTTCTAGTGATCTATGGTTGCGAGCTATTTTATTTTGTTCTAATATATTTGTAGTGTCTTGAGATTTTTTTATAACTAACTTATGAGTTGCTTCATCTACATAAATATCTTTATTTTGTGAATTATAAACTTCAGTTGTCATATTACAGTTCTGTTGTGTCTACTGCATAAGCATCTACAAGCACTCGCCAGCCGTATGTATCAGACATAAACACAAGTCCAATACCTGTATTTTCTGTCGTCAACGTCAAGTCTGCAGATAAACCTTGTATCTTTTTACCATTTCTACCAACGGTTAAGTTAGCACTGTCAAAATTTGCAGCACTGTCTAGTATGTGTATTTCATCACCAACCGCAGGACTACTTGGTAAAGTAATTGTAAATGCAGCCGTTGTTGCAGTGTCTGCTAATAATCTGTCACCAGCTACTGCTGTATATGCAGAAGTTTTAACAGTCCATCTTTTTAACGCACCATTAATTGCTTCAGTAGTTGTAATTGTGTCTACAAATGTATCTTTAAAACGTAAAGAGGTTGTACCTAAATCTACATCTGAATCTGTTTCTGGTGCAAATACGCCATCAGCTAAAGTAGCTTGTACAGTGCCTGCACATCTAAGGCTGAACTTATCAGAACTATGATCGTAAAAAATTTCACCAGAGTTAATTGCTGAGTTATCACCAAATTGTATAATACCTATGTTGTTTAAATTACCTGAAATAAAAATGCCTGGTCTAGTATCATCTTCAACAAATATTGGTGCTAATGAACTTTGCGTTGAATGATTTACCGCATCTCTTACTACGTGCAACTTAGCAAGTGGTGTGCTTTCGTTAACACCAACACTCACAGGTATGCTTTTAAACATATTTTCTATAGTCATTTTTTTAGTAGCAGTTGCACTGGTATCTACTATAGGCAATATATCATCTGATGCACTAGACGTTAATGCTGTCAAATCACTAATCTTACTATCAGCCATTTTTTATCCTCTTTCTTAATACTTTTGTTCTTTGTTTGTTCTTGTTTTGTTGTTTAGAGCTTTGCTCTTTAATCTTTAATATTTTTACTAATTCTTCAAATATCATTAGTTCTGTATTGGAGTATCAGTAAAGTAAGAAACACCTACACCATCTTCACGTATGATGTTATCGCCTGTTTCTAATAATAGGTATGTTAAATCTTCTAGGTTTATGGCATCGTTAGGTACGTCAGTTCTTCGGTTACGATACCTGTCCTGACTACGGATGGCAAAAAATGCTGGTCTCATTATTGACTAAGTTCAGTTACTCTAGATGTTCCTGTTACAGAACCTACTCGTAGTACTGCAACTTTATCTGATCCAGCAACTCTAAAATACTCTACAGTAAATGCTGGTAATATAAATGATGATGAACTGGCAGTTGGTGCAGAAGAAATTTCTACATAAGCGTCTACAGTAGCAATGACTCTTATTTCTCTAGTGTTAGCATTAACTGCATTTGAGGCAGCAGATGATGCACCTACAGCTACAGTTTGCGTTGCACCCATTTTAAATGTTGTTGGAGCTTTCATATTTTATCCTTAAATAAAAGGGGAGGCCGAAACCTCCCCTAATTAGTATTATTGGTTAATGTCGAGAATGATGCCGTGTGCAGCTTCATTACGCATTTCCAGAGTCCATTCAACTAAAAGTTGTTTCTTCTCTGAGTCACCAGTCTTAGCAAGATCGCCAATTTGGAAATCTCTTAAGTACGCAGCAGCAGCCATGTCAGACTGAAGTAAGAAACAAAGTTTCTCATCAGTTGTTGCCATAACTCTGTTAGGTACTACTTGGATGTCACCAAAGTCAGATGAATATACATCGATTGCTGCATATTCTACTCTTTTATCAGCAGGGCCAAAACGAGTTGTGTTCGCATTGAATCCTGAGATTACTTGTTTAACAGATGGTGGAACTACCAATAGATCTAAGTCACCGCCAGAAGTGTAAACTTCTTGTATAACAGTTTTTAAGATTGTTTCAGTAAGATCTCTGTCTGTACCTGAGTTAGGTAAGTCAGTACCAGAACCAGTTGATAGTGAACCATTAGTTCCAGCGTCACCATTTGTTTTGATCCAAGTTGGAAGTGAACCTAGGTCTCTAGCATCAGTAGCATCGCCTGCTTCTTGAACTGTACCTTTAATTAGTGCAAATTCCATATCTTTTTTAAGTTCTTTAGATTTCTTTGCAATTTGATATGCCATTTCGTCAGCTCTACCAGCAGCGTCTACACTTGACTGAGTTCCAGATAAAGCAATTACTTTGTCTTGAATCTGAGTGAAGTTAAAAGCTCTAGTTGTTGCTACCATAGCATCAATAGTTGCATCGTCACCTTCGATAACAGAGTTAGCAGCAGGTGCAGCAAGTGCGTCTAGTTGCCATTCATGTTTCGTTCCTTTAGCTGCAGTTCTAGGAATTGCAGATAGTATTGGAGTATCTTCTGGAGAAATGTTGTAAATTACATCCGTCAAATCCTCTCGAATACCAGTAGTATCAAACGTATCATATAAGTTTGTTGGTTGTGCCATAAGGCCTCCTTGTTATTTGTTAGACTAAATTACGAAAAAACTTAGCAGCGTCTCTGACCTGTCCAGTCTTACGTAATTTTGAGAGTTGTTGACGCTTCGCTTCTGCATCAGCTTGACCTTTACTTTTAGCCACTCCACCTTTAACAACCTTAGGAGCATTAGCCACTTTCTTTTTAATCTGTGGCTTTGCTTTCTGTAGATTACGATAGGACATCGCATCCTTAACAAGCATCACGTATCTGTGATCGTATACACTATTGATTTCTGTATCATTAAATCCAATGTTACCAAGATAGTCCCGCATTTGTTGTTTAAAACGAGGGCCTTTTTGTTCATCCATAAACTCTGGAATTTTTTGACTAAGAAGTTTTTGTTGTTCACCTAAGTATTTATTAAACTCTTGAGATTGTAACTCTTGAGTTTGCTGTTGTACTTGAGCTAATTGTTCATGCTTTCTACGCATTTTATGCTCTAGTCTAGCAGCTTCTACTGGATCTTCATCATATAGCTTCTCAAAATCAACTTCAGCGTATTCTTGTTGTAGTTGTGCTTGTGCAGCGTTATTAAGTTGGTCGAGCTTTTGTAGTTTAGCTTCAACGTCTTTTTTGGATCGTTCAACAAATTCACTTGACTGGTTTCTTTCCTGTGCAAGTTCCTGTGTTTTACGAGTGTAATCTGCATTTCGTTGATACCCTTGAATTAACTCCTCTAGGTTGACCGATAGATCTGTACCATCAACGGTTACAGAATAGTACGGTTCCTCAGAGTTCTCTTGTATATCACTCGACTCAGATGTTTCTTCTGCCTCATAAGACTCGGTCTCATCAGGGCTTTCAGTTTCTTCAGTAAGAAGTCCTTCTTCTGTTTCCACTGTTTCAGTTGGTTCCTCAGATACTTCTGTAGGAACAGTTTCAATAGGTGCAGATTCTTCTCCAGTCATTAGACTTTTGATAATGTTTCCTGCTTCTATTACGTTAGTTGTTTGGTTATCAGCCATAACAACCTCCTTTCGTTAAATGTTACACTCCTGATAGGGTTGGTGTATTCGATTTAAGTCGAATTCTTTTTAATTTGATTAAGTTGTGCAGACGCTAGTTTGCCTGTTTCCATTACAGTTTTAAAATGGTTCTCAACTTTATCAGTTATGTGATACGCTTGCCATAGGGCTTTTCTTACAGCGTCATCATCATGTTTAGTTTGAAACATAGCAGATTGGTATTCATCTTTTAACAATGCAAATGCTTCTACGAATAGTGGCTCATCAAGCAATAATTTTGCTCTTGAAGCTCGTTGTACTTCAGTATTTAATTTATTCTTGTCCATCATTAGGGTTTATCACAGTTTGTTGCCTTCGGTCAAGATTACCCAATGCAGATTTTTGCTGTTCAAGCAGTGCTTTCTGTGCTTGTTCTTGTATCTTGCCTTGTTGTATTATTTCTTCTTTGGCTAACATAGCGTTGTTACGTAATTCACCTTCATTAATTTTAGTGCCATACTGTAACTCAAGTTCTTTAATACGAGTTTCAAACTTAAGAATCATTTCTTGATAGTCTTTTTCTAACTGTTTAACTTTTAGTTCACTATCTATTTGTTTTCTATAGTTCTCACCTTGTACTTGTAACTGTGAAACTTTTTCAAACTCTGTCGGTTGTGGTGGCTGTGGTGGTGGCATGTTTTGCATACCAATATCTGGATCAGTAAAGAACGCATTAGGATTTTTAAGACCAGCGTTTTCTACAATCTTACTTAACGTGTTATAGATGTTACGCAAGTTAACCATAGGCCCTGCAGATGATCCTTGCAGTTCCAAACCTTTAAGTTGAGTTTGTAATATGTTATTTAAGATAGATAACTGTTGATCTCTTGATCCAGTACCTAGTCCAACACTTATAGAAATGTTGCAACGATTACGCCATTCCATCGGTCTAAACGGTACAAAGTTATTTCTTATTTTGATAATTCTTTCTTTGTCTTGGTGTTTAACAACTAGTTCAAACATTTTTAAGAACATATCTTTAACACCAGTCTCGGCAAAGATACGTGCAATAAGTTCTACTCGCATTTGTGCTTGAGAAAGTATCGTGTTAACACCTGTAGCTGTTTTGTTTAACGAGTCAGCATCCATACCTTGTGAGTATCGTGTGATACCTGTGCGTTGTTCTCTAACGGTATCAAGATATTCCAACATAGGGAACGCTTGGCTATTAATAGTTTGGGTTTGCATTGGCATCATAACTTGTCCAGGCGAACCTTTAGTTCTTACTACACCACCAGGTCTGTTTGTTAATAGGTCATCAAGGTTGACCTGTCCATCCATTACTGCAACTCGGTTGTTGTTTGTAAGGTACATGTTGTCTAGTAACTGACGCATAACTGTAGACTTAATTAATTGTAAGTCCTCAGTCATTTCAGATACAGAACGACCATAAAATCTGTGTGGTACGATGATAGGTGTTACTGATACAAACGGTATGCTATCGCATAGTTCGTTATCTAATACGGTATAACCTTCTGTGCCTGCTAAAGTTATTTTTCTTAACTTAGCAACGCCATCACCTTCTTCATCTATTCTGATGTAACATTCGTAGATTGAAATTTCATCCGTACTCGCCTCACCAGCATTACTATCATAATCATAATCAAGATTACGAAAACGAGTAATTTTTTCTTCATTGTATTTATCTTGCGAGTCCGAAGGTAAGCTGTAAACTTTATCATGGTCAAAACCTGCTTCTATAAGTTGCGTTCTAGTTACGGTAGTTCTATGTGCAACAAAATTTGCTTCTTCTATACTCTTAGCTCTACGTTCTATTAAAAATTCTTCTGGTGGTATAGCTTCTACTTTTACTTTACCATAAGTCTCACCACGTTCAATAACAACATCATGTAACATTGGTATTGGTGCATTTTCTATTTGCTCTAATACCATCGGATCAACTGGTTGGCCTGATTCAGTAATTTGTTCTAAAACTTTATCTCGTTCTTTGACAGCACTTTCATCTTCGTACTCAGTATGTTCTTTAACCTCTACGCCTTTTTCATCCAACAACATAGTGTATTCATCTTCACTAAGTTTTTCGTATGACTCACGTTCTACCTTTTTATTAGTGTTCCAATAGATTTTAGCTACACCATTTTTTTGTATTAATGCGTCTTTAAACAGTGTGTATAGCGTAATAAACCCATCGTTATCTTTATTAAACACGTAGTTAAGATAGTCACTAGCTTGTTTTGCAACTTCTTCATCTTCGGCAGTAACAGGTTCACACTTAACAATCTCGTCACTAGCAGCAAATGTTCTTAGTAGTGTCGGTAGGATAGACTCAATAACATCAGATACGTCTGTTGATACAACTTGTGATCTACCTTCTTGCTCGTTACCAAACGGTTCACCAAAGTAATACTCTAATGATTTTTGTCTTTGTTCTGTAATGTCAGAACCTATGTAACCTAGAGACGCTTTAATC